TGAAACCGATAAAGGTCGAGGCGATGCCGGTCAGCGTCAGCGTGCCGATGACGATGCCGACAATGGCGCAGGCAATGCCGACCGGCAGCGCATTCTTGGCGCCTTCGGCCATGGCGTCGACGCACAGCCGCACCGTTTCGCGTCCGCCCTTGAAGGTGGCTGCCACGGCAAGCAGGACAAGGATGATCGCCAGCAGCGTGTTGGGGCCGGCAAAGACGACACAGGCTGGCGACAGCACTGTCTGGTCAAACGTCTGGTCGCAGGCGATGCGCAGCGTGCCGCTGAACAGCGCCGAGGTGGCGATGCCGATGACAATCCAGAATGCAAAGCGGAACGCCAGCGGGCCGATGAGCGTGGCGACTGCCATGCCAAGCACCAGCACCACCACCAGCGCCAGCCCGGCGGTGCCGGCAAACACCGGCGTGTATCCGGCAAACAGCAGATAGACCAGCGCCGCCAGCGGCAGCACCAGCGGCCAGTGATCCTTCACCGCGCGCCACGGGTTTGGCAGCGTCGCCTTGTCGAGGCCTTTGAGGCCGGCTTTGCCGGCTTCCAGATGCACCTGCCAGAAGCAGGCGGCGAAGTAGAGTATGGCGGGGATGAGCGCCGCCGTGACAATCGTCGAATAGGGCACGTTCAGCGTCTCGGCCATGATGAAGGCGACCGCGCCCATAACCGGCGGCATGATCTGCCCGCCCATCGACGAGGTCGCCTCGACCGCACCGGCAAAGGCCGGCCGGAAGCCGAAACGTTTCATCAGCGGAATGGTGAACTGGCCGGACGCCACGACGTTTGCCACACCCGAGCCGGAGATCGTTCCCATCAGCGCCGATGACAGAACACAGACCTGCGCCGGGCCGCCGCGCCAGGAGCCGACAAGGCCGAGCGCAAAATCGTTGAACAGCGCGATCATGCCGGCGCGCTCGAGGAACGAGGCGAAGACGACAAAGATGAAGATGTAGGCCGCCGAGACATAGATCGGCGTGCCATAGATGCCCTCGGTGCCGAAGGCGAAATTCTCGATGATCTGGTCGAACGTGTAGCCGCGGTGCATGAACACGCCGGGCATGTAATTGCCGAAAAAGCAGTAGGCGAGGAACAGGCCCGCGATGATGGTGAGCGGCCAGCCCATCAGCCGTCTCGTCGCCTCAAAGCAAAGCGCGATCAGGATCGAGCCGATCACCAGATCGGCATGGGTGAGAAAACCCGAACGCTGGATCAGGTCGACATAATAGATCCAGTTGTAGAGGCCTGTGGCAAAGCCGAGCGCACCCAGCCCCCAAAGCCAGGTCTTGCCGGCCGGCGTCGTCGCCCGCAGCGTCGCCAGCAGGCCGAACGCCAGCAGCAGCAGGAAGCCGACATGCATCGCACGCACCACCTGGCTGGGCAGCGAGCCAATGCCCGGAATGCCGCCAAACAGCGCCACGGAAAGCTGGAACAACGTGAAGATCACGGCAATGAAGAATGCAACCTTGCCGCCGGGCCCAAGACCCCAGCCAGGCGGCAGGCCCTCAAGCGCCTCTTCGTCCTGAGGCTCCGCGCTTGTGGCCGCGGATGCAGATGTGGCGTGCGAGTTCGACATGGCGCGGACCGTTCGTGTGCTGGCAAAGAAGCGCCGGGTCAGGTTATTTGAACCCGGCCCGGCTGTCTTGTGGCAAACCTCCCGAAGCCGGGGAGGAACGTCCTTACTTCAGGATGCCGGCTTCCTTGTAGTAGCGCTCTGCGCCCGGATGCAGCGGCACAGGCATGCCGTCGAGCGCCTTTGCAGGGTCGATGAGCTTGGCGGCGGCATGTGCGGCCACCATCTGCGGCAGGTTTTCAAACAGCAGCTTGGTCATCTGGTAGGCGGTCTCGTCGGAGACGCCCGAATGGGTGATGAGGAAATTGCCCACGGCAGCTGTTTCAACATCAGCTGCCTGGCCTTCATAGGTGCCAGCCGGGATGACAGCTGCAATATAGGGCGCGCCGATCTTTTCGACCTCGGCCTTCGGCACCGCAACGACAGTGATTGGCAGCGAGGTTGCGAGGTCGCGGATCGAGGCGACGCCAAGACCAGCTGACTGCAGCGTGGCGTCCAGCTGGCGGTTCTTGATCAGCTCCACCGATTCGGCGAAAGGCAGATATTCCACCTTGCCGAGGTCCTCATATTTCATGCCGGCCGCGCCAAAGATGGTGCGGGCGTTGAGTTCGGTTCCCGAAGCTGGCGCGCCGACCGACAGGCTCTTGCCCTTCAGGTCAGCCAGCGACGTCACGCCCGATTCCTGGCTTGCCACGATCTGGATGAAGTTTGGATAGATGGCGGCGATGCCGCGCAGTTTGTCGAGGGGTGCAGGAAAACCGGCTTCCTTGTTGCCCTTGACAGCTTCCTGAACGGAATCACCGAGCGAAAAGGCAATCTCGCCCTTGCCTTGCTGCAGCAGGTTGAGGTTTTCCACCGACGCCTTGGTGGCCTGAACCTGGGTTTTTGCGCCGGCAATGCCCTTGCCGTAAATGTCAGCCAGCGCAACGCCGAGCGGATAATAGACACCCGATGTGCCGCCGGTCAGCACATTGATGAATTCCTGCGCCTTGGCGGTCACGGTGCCAAGCCCCATCGTCAGCGCGAGCGCGCCGGCGGCGAGCAGTTTTGTTCTTGTCATTATGAAACCTCCCTGAATTCGTCGCGTCCTCCCGCGATTGATGCATGTTACCTATCGCGGACCGGATGCCAACCCTTCGATGCCTAAACTCCTGGGATGCTATCGGTAGTTGATTTCGGAGCGCCCGGGCGGCCACAATTGCTGCAAGAGCCGTGGGACAAATGTTCGCGTCGTCCACGAGGCCGGCCGGATTGCGCCACTCACCGCCCAGCCAGGGCCGCTTTGGCGGGCATGTCTCTGCGACGATGCTATGCTTGCCGGCATTTGGCCGTTGAAGGGCGGGGCAGGTTCGTCTATGAGATCGTCGTTCTGCGCTTTGCGCCGGACGATCCAGGCCTGCACCCGTAGCTCAGCTGGATAGAGCGCTGCCCTCCGAAGGCAGAGGTCACAAGTTCGAATCTTGTCGGGTGCGCCAATAAAATCAGCAACTTATCAAGATGTCGATTTTAAGTGCTGGCGATCACTCACCAAATACTCACCACTGAGAGACGGACCAAGCGATTTGTCGAAAGCCCATGTGACCTATCTCAGCGGGATGCCGGTGTTCGACCTGCTTTCGAGAATTCGCCCCGACGATGGCAGGATCGAGTGGCTGGTTGATATCTATCACGGCCTTCGGATCATGATGTTTTTCAATGAGCATCCACCACCCCACTTTGCAGTCCGATACGATGGCCAGACCGCAAGCTTTGCAATTGAGACCTGCGCACGATTGCGCGGGAATAGAGGGCTGGAGCGGTACGAGCCAAAAATTCGTGCGTGGTGGCAAGACAACAGGACCCTCCTCATAGAGACTTGGAACTCGTCGCGCCCCGCTGACTGCACTGTCGGACCCATCCGGGTCGGCGCGGGCGACACCGCCAAAAAGCGATCGAAAGAGAAGTCGCAGCGACCTCGCAATTAACGATAGGCGGCCCAGCGCTCGCGTTTCGGAGCCTTCCCCACGGTCGCCAGCACGCCTGCATTGTCCGGCCGCCCTTCCAACCCATCGTTGCCGGCCAAGGCCCGATAAGCCGCAAATGCGCGATCCGCGAACTCACGGTGTAATGCCTGGTCGAGAAACCATGCGGTCAATTCCAGCTTGTTCCGCCGCGACTTGGCCGATGGCGGTAGGGCCATTTGCGAGCCGTCCGGTTTGCGGACAATCTTGCAGCCCTTCAAGCGGATGATGCCCCTAATCTCAGCATCGAAGAACGCCAGGCTTTCCGATTCGAAAGCGTTCGGTCGAGGCTTGACGATGGTGAAGTTCGTGATCTGCACGTCACTCATTTCGGATGCTCCTATGTGTCCATCCATGCCGATCGGATCACGCGCGGCTTCGCGGCTGGCGGTATGACGATCGCGGGATTGCTCACTTCTTCCTCGCGGCGAGACCAATTCACCTCGACCATTTGCCTGGCGGCGAAGGCATACACGGTGCAATCCAGGCCTTCGGCGAGGCGACCGGGAATGCGTTCGAACCGGCGAGACGGCTGGCCGCGCATGTAGCGCACAACGATGCGCTCCGATGCGAGCTGTTCGAACCACGACGCCGGCAGACTGTCCGAAAACCGGATCGAGGTTCCGCGCGCCAATCGGGAAACCAGATGGCTCTTGATGCCGTCGACGCCGACAATCCATAGCCAGCCACCTTGCGTCTTCTGGCGGCTGCGCTCGATCCACGGCCGCGAACCGGACACGCCCTTCACCGCCATCACACGACGCCGCATGCGGGGGAAGGCGAAGGCATAGACACGTTCCATTGTCTCACCATCACCGCTGTCGATCGCCACCGCGTCAATGCCGAGCGAACCGCCTAAGGCATGGGTGAAGCGATCCTTCAGCATGTCATCGAGGTCGCGCCACGTTTCATCGTCGGTCGGCTGGCCCCAAATGACGCGATGACCAAGAACGTAGGCGGTTCCGTCTTGCGCCCAACCTATGAAACTGATTTCGAGCCGGTCGCGCTGCACGTCAATACCGGCCGTCATGGCCAACACTTCGGCCGGTACCGCGTCGAGATCGAAACGCTCGGCGCGGCTCGACAGGGCGGCATCGTCCAGCTCTTCGCCATGTTCGCGCCAGCCTTCACCGAGAACGGTGTTGACGAAACCCTGAAGCTCTTCCGGGCTGTCCTTTGCGCGAAGGAATTCTTGCGCCAGCTCGCCCCATGCCGCGTTTGCCAGCGGGCTGATCAGCGCATTGACCTTGAAGCCGGCATGTCCGCGAACTTCCGGCGCTGTTGCGCGCCACCGGCCATTTGCCACCATGGTTGCTTTATGCCGTTCCTCGACTGCGGAGCCGCACGACGGGCAGCACCAGAAGGCTTGCCTTCAGGCCAGTGGATATCCTTCCATGCGATTTCGTGGTGTTCGCCGCAATCGGGACACGGAACTTCATAGATGCGCTTGTCCGACCGGCTATAGGCGCGGATGACGTAGCTGGTTTCCTCATAGACCGGCGTCGAGCCGATGATGATCTTGCGATCGGGGAAGGACAGCGTTCGCTTTTCGGCAAGGACAATGGGCGAGCCTTCGATGCCGTTTTCGATGCCATCAACCTCATCAAGGATGAGGATTCGGGTGTTGTGCGAGCGCAGATTGCGGGGAGCTTTGGCCGCGACCACTTTCAGGCTGCCACCGGCGAAGCGCCTCGACATCATCGTGTTGCGGTTATTTTCGAGCTGGTCGCCGGATAGCACGCCGGCAAGAACCGGACTGGCGGCAAAGATCGGTTCAAGGTCTGACACGACCAGACGGCGGCAATCGTCTTCGGTCGGCAATACGGCAAGGATAGGTGCCGGGTCGTTGACGACATGGTTCGCCACCGCGCCGATCAGCAATGTGGTGTAGCCGACACGGGCCGATTTCAGCACGGACACGCGACTAAGCGTCGGATCGCTGATCGCGTCTGCAATCCCCTTCTGGAATGGATAAAGGCGCACCGGGCCGGGCAGCGCGGACACGTCGTCGGGCAGCCTGATTTCCTTCTCGATCCACTCGGAAAGCCTAAGCCTGGGCGGTGGAAGCAGCGCCCGTAGCGCCTTCGCCCTTGTCTGATTCATCATCATCATCGGCCAGCGCTGTCAGCGCGTCCCTTAGCTCGCGATCAATTATGTCGCCGTCGTTTGCTGTCAGGTGCGGCAAGCGACTTCTGATCCGGCTGGTACACGCCAGAATGCCGCTGCGGACCTTGCGGAGAATGTCACTCCACTCGCGTTCAACATCGCCACGCGCCAGCACGTCGCCGCGTGTGATCCTGTTTTTCAGTTCCTGCCCGTCCGCCTGTTCCCTCGCTAGCCTTGCCCGTTCCTGCACAAGGTCGAGCGCCCGCCCGTCGCCGCGACCGGCAGCAACTTCGCGAAGGTGCGCCGTGTAGAGCGCCACGGTTTCCTTCAGGTCGTATTGTCCGCGCCTAAGCTTCTTGGCGAAGCCGCGAATGGCGAGGTCAGACACGGTTCGGTCCGACACGCCTATCCAGGCAGCGATTTCCTTGGCCGTGACGACGTTGTTCATCGCGCCACCCCCTGCCGATCGGAGTAGAATTCCCCTTGGGAAATTTTGCAGTGAGCGAAATGTTGGGCTGCTCCCACCCGCAACGTGACGACGCCGGGAAGGACCCGCGCGCTTTGATGCTGCACCACTCTATGCTTCATCATTGTCATGTCTGATTGAGCGACAGCACGATCAGGTTGCTGTAACGGTCGCTGATCTTGAATACCTCGAACCGTGGCTGTCCTGCCCTGTCCATTGAGCGCACCACGTCCTTCGCTATGGGCGTTGGCCCGGTATAGGTGCTGCGATCGAGGATCAGCTCGCCTTGCCCGCCAGAGAGGCGCGTACGCATGCCATCGCCCAAAGCAAAGCTATCATCACCACCAACATGCAGGATGGCCTTGAATGTGGTCTGTGGCCGTGTGGGATCGGTGACACCGTTCTTCATTGGCGTAAGCCGCACCGTCTCGTTGAAGGCGCGCGCCGTTACCTGATCGACCTTCTGTTCCAGCGCGCGCCAGTTTGGCATTGGCTGACACCGACAGCCTTACCCGCCCGATCGGCGAGGGATTGGCAGCAATCTCGATAGCCGCGCCGATCTTGACATTGCTGCCGACGGTCGTGGTGACGACGCTGTTAGCGGCATCCCAATAGACAGCCTGCCCGATGGTCCATGCCTGGGCGCTGGTCTTCGGCAGTTCGAACACGCCTTCAAGCGCGATTTCGAGCGGCTCATTGATCAGAGCATCATAGGTAGCGACACCGAACAAGGTGCCGACCAGGACACCCGCGCCTGAAAGAGTATTGGCGGGAGCCGGGACGGTGATGACGCGGCCGGGCTGAATGAAGTTCTTCATTGTCAGAGTCCTTTGCTGAAGCTTGGAAGGAAGGTGTGGACACGCCGGCCGTTGATGGCGGCAATGTCGCGATCTACGGCACCGATGGCCGCGTTGAGTTCGGTGTCCGTCGTCAGAACATTTGGCGCTTTTGGTTGCGTAGTTTAGCGGAGTGTCGGCCTCGATTTTGGGTTTATGTTAAGCGGCGAGCTTGCGGTGTTG